GATCCGGTGTCGGTTCCGACCGTCATCAAGAAGGTGGCTGGTACGGACTTCTCGATCCCGGTCGAGTTCTCGCAGGACATCCGCGAAGGTGATCTCCTTGACTACATGGTCGAGATCGCCCCATACTCCATGCAGAGCCGGACGCCCACCGAGCGACTCCAGACCATCAGCCAGATGATGACCAACTTCGTCATCCCGATGGCGCCGCAACTCCAGCAGCGCGGCATCGGCGTGAACATGGATGAGTTCATGCAGATCATGGCGAAGTACTCCAACCTCCCGGAGATGGAACGCATCCTCGAACGCATCCCGCAGGAGCAGATGCAGATGATGCAGCAGGCCGGCGGAGCAGGCGAACGCCCGCTCCAGTCGCCGGTCACCTCCCGGACGACGATCAGGGAGAACGTGGCTGGGGCAACCCGGCAGGGCAATGATCAGGAGGCCATGCGCAACCTCCTTGCCATGGCGAATCAGGGACAGCAGCAGTAATGCCGACGTACATCTACACCGACAAGAATGGGACCAACCACGAGATCTTTATGACCGTGGCCGAGATGGAGCAGAACGAGCAGAACGGGTTCCTGTTCCATGAGGGGTCTTGGCTCAAGCGAAACCTGGAAGCCGAGCATGCTCCCGCCCAGAGCGGATGTGCATCTTGGCCGATGAAGTCTGATGCCGCAGGGGTCCACCCCTCGCAGGCCGGTGAGGCATACCAGCACTCCGTCAGTCTCGGAGTGCCGACCACGTTTGACCAGCGAACTGGACAAGCGATTTTTACCGACCGGGCACACCGCAAGCGGTATCTTGCCGCCCGAGGCTTCATTGATAGGAATGCCGGCTATGGCGACTGAAGAGAACGACGAGTTCATCCCCGCTCCGAGCGACACCCCAGACAATGCATTCCCCACGCGGGAGCAGTTGTCGGATACACGCCGTCCAGACCCGCTTGACTTTGATCAGCCGGACATGTCGGAGTATGACTTGATCGTCGCACCCAAGAAGGAAGACGAGCGCGACGCTGGCGACGAAGACGATGCCAAGAACACCGTCGATGAGTCTGATGCAGGCGTGCTGCAAGAACTCGCCACCAAGGCGAAGTCGCTTGGCATGAACGACGAAGAGGTGTCCAGTATCAAGGACACCGGCGCACTCCGCAGCGTGATTGCTGCGCTCCAGCGGCAGGCCGCTGTCGAGACGAGTGACGACACCGAACAATCCAGGCGCAAGCCTGATGCGGGCGCAAGCCCAAGTTCCGAGTACGAGGCGCTTGCTGCGCTTGATCCCGACGATGCACTTGATCCGTCGGCCATCAAGGCAATCAAGGCGCTGAAGGCTGAACTCGACAAGATCCGTGCAAGGTCTGTCGAGCCAGCCCCCGCAGCGCGTGCTGACGAAGCCGACTACATGATTGCAAAACTTGGATCGGACTTTGCCGACGTGTTCGGTGAAGGCCCGTCGAGTGCGCTGTCACCCAAGTCGGAACAGTTCAAGGCACGCACCACGGTTGTGCAGGAAATGCAGCGCATTCGCGATACGGCACGGACCGCGCGCAAGCGGATCCCGGACGTGAGCGAGGCGTTTGATCAGGCTGTCCGAAGCGTTTTCGGCAGCAAAGTAAAGCAAGTGGAGCAGCGTGCGCTCACGTCAAAGGTCAAGCAGCGCGAATCGCAGTTGATCGCGCGACCGGCAAACAACGGGAAGCGTCCCGTGTCCGGCCGCGAGAAGGCGATCGCAAGCGTGGCGGCTTTGATGCGTGATCGCATGTCTGGCTCGTAACTCACAGGAGAACAGTCATGGCCTTTCTTCAGGCAGATGACATTGCAGACCTGATCAAGACCACCCAGCGTGATCTTGGTCGCATGAAGTGGACCGATATTTCCTACTCCCTCCAGGAGTACGTCGCCCTCCCGATGCTGCTTCAGCGCGAGAAGGTTTCGTTCCAGAGCGGCTACGGCATTCAGTGGAACGTGGCGGTCGCGACGAGCGGCGCTGCCAAGGACACCGAACTGTACGCCACCGATTCGGTGAACGTCTCTGACGTGATGCAGACGGCGAACATCCCGTGGCGTCACGTCACCACCAACTACGCCATCGAGCGTCGTGAAGTGGCGATGAACCGCGCTCCCGCCGAGATCGTCGATCTTGTTCGCATTCGCCGCAACGATGCGATGATCGACCTTGCCAAGCACATGGAAGAGCGGTTCTGGACGAAGCCCGCTTCGTCGTCGGACAACCAGCGCATGTACGGCATTCCGTACTGGATTGTCTATCCCGGAACGACCACGGCCGCGAACGGTGGTTTTGAGGGTCTGAATCCGGTCGGCTTCAGTTCTGGAGCAGGAAACCTGTCCTCGGCAACGTACGGTTCGTGGGCAAACTGGGCGTGCACTTACACCTCAATCACGTCTACGGACCTGATCCGGAAGTGGCGTCGCGCTGCGACCTTCACCAACTTCAAGGCGCCGGTTCCGTCGCCTTCGTACAACACGGGCAACAACTACGGCTACTACACGAACTACAACGTGATTGGCCCTCTGGAAGAAGCCCTGGAAGCGCAGAACGACAACCTCGGAAACGACATTGCTTCCAAGGATGGTCGTCTCCTGTTCCGCCAGGTGCCCGTGACTTGGGTTCCCTATCTTGAGGCCAACACCGCCAACCCGGTGTACGGCATCAACTGGGGCGTCCTCAAGCCCGCGTTCCTCGCTGGCGAGTACATGCGTGAGGAAGGTCCGAATCCTGCATCGTCGCAGCACACGGTCTTCGTCACTCACGTCGATACCACGCTCAACCTGATGTGCACCAACCGTCGCATGAACTTCGTGCTCGGTACGGGCTCGTCTGCGTTCTAATTAGCACTCTGCATAGAAAGGACAAACCACCATGCAGATCATCACTTCTCGTCTGGCTGGAGCGATCAACAACGCACCCATCGCAGACGCAATCTTCGATCCCAAGGAAGCCGTCTGGCGTTTCGACGACTTCTACTCCCTCGCTGCAAGCGCGGACACCGATCTGTACAACATTACGATCGGAAGCAGCACGACGGTGACGCACTCGACGACGGTTTCTACCGGCGTGTGGAACCTTCTTAGCACGTCGTCTGCTGATGTTCAGGTGAACTCGTGGACTCCCACGGTGACGCTTGCTGCGAGTCGGTCGGTGTACTTTGAGGCATCGGTCGCTGTGAGCACCATTGCTTCGTCCGGCGCTGCGTTCATTGGTCTTGGCGATCGGGCTGGAGCCACCACGGTTCCTACAACGTGCATCACCATTGCGGGTGCAATGGATGGAACCAACAACGGCCTTGGTTTCACCATTGCCGCTGCGACCATCAGGGGCGTCTGTGGAAAGGGCGCCACGATCGGAACCCCGGTTACGGTTGGTACGGCAGTTGCCGATACCTACTATCGACTTGGACTCCGTGTTGATGGCCTCAACAGCGTGACTTACTACCTCAACGGTATTGAGATTGGCAAGATCACGGACACGAACGCGATTCCCACGGCTGCGCTGTTTCTTGATCTTGCGATCAAGGCTGATACCGCTGCCAAGACGCTTCGCGTGGACAACGTGATGCTTGCGTACGACCGCTGATTCTTCTTCTCCATGCCGCGCCATGGGGCAGGGCCGCACGACGGACCCTGCCCCATGGTCGGGGACTAGACATGACAATCGAAAACAGCAATGTAGTGGTCAGGCTGTCGATCAAGGATTGGGTTCCGATCATCGGAATTGCCCTTACTGTTTTGACAATCATTGTTGGGTCATTCATCCACCATGATCGTTTGCTTACGCAAGTGATCATTCAGCAAGAATCAGCGGCGAAACGCCTCGACAAGATCGAGACGAAACTTGAGAATTCCCGCTCTCATTAGCCTCGGATGTGTCCTGGCGGCGTGTTCAGCGACCCAGGACATTTCCAACAATGCCAACGACATCAGGTCGGAGGCTCGGTTGTTGGTGGATCATGGTCGAAAGACCAACGACGAAACCGTCGTGATTCACGCAGAGCGCATCGACGTTCTGGCAGCACGCATCCACGAAAGGCTTCCGGATGTCGAGGATCAAACCCCGGCATGGCTTTCGGTTGTTGGATGGGTCGCAATTGCGGTTGTGTCGGTCGCCGCCGCCATCATCCTGTGGCAGACAGGGATCGGAACGGCCATCCGGGTTGCAATTGGATGGCTTCCTCGTAAGAAGGTGTCCGATGCGGAACTTGCTGCCGGTATGCTTGATCCCAATGATCCGGAGGATGCTCGCGAGTATGTCGCTGCGCGGCGCGCATCAGATCCAGAATTCGACGCGGCGTGGCGACGATTGAAGAAAGGCAAGAAACATGCATCTGATCCTGGCTGACGGTTTCGCGTCGTTCCTCGGGAACATCTGGTTTGCACTGCTCATGGGGGTTGTTGGCTTTGGCGCCGGCATCTTTGTGTGCAAGAAGGGCAAGGTCTGACATGCCTCCTGGAGGATCAATTCCCGGAGGCGGAGGCGGAGTTGGCAAGGGTGGATGGAGCCAACTGGGTCGGCCGTCAGCAACCGCAACTGCGGCACGCGGTCGTGGCAACTCAAAGAAGAAGAAAAAGAAGAGATCTGCCTAATGCCGTTCAAGAGCAAGGCGCAACAGGGGTTCATGTTTGCAAACATGCCCAAGACCGCCAAGAAGTGGGCTAAGGAGACGCCCAATATGAAGAGTCTCCCCAAGAAGGTTGCCAAGAAGGCAAAACGAAAGGTTTGAAATGCCGAAGGTAGGAAAGCGATCGTTCTCGTACAGCAAGGCTGGAAAGGCTGCGGCGAAGTCGTATGCCAAGAAGACTGGTGCTCCGATGCGCACCAAGCGCGCTGGACTTGGTGGCGGAGAACCCAAGGGCGGCGGCGGAATTCGCTAATGGCAAAGTCCCCGGCATGGCAACGTGCTGAAGGAAAGAATCCTTCTGGTGGCTTGAATGCTGCCGGGAGGGCTTCATACAACCGCGAAACTGGTGGGAACCTCAAGCCGCCTGCTCCAAACCCAAAGACAAAGTCGGATGCGGGCAGGCGGAAGAGTTTTTGTGCCCGGATGCAGGGCATGAAACGTAAACTGACTGGGGCCAAAACGGCCAACGATCCGAATTCTCGGATCAATAAGTCACTGCGGGCATGGAACTGTTGAAATGACCTGTCAATGCCAAGGAGGCAACATGAAGAGTACGTCTCGTTCTGGTACGACCCGTTCTCGCGCTGCTGGTTCGACCAAGGCAATTCGGACGCGCATCACTGGTGCTGCGATGCAAACCAAGCGCGCTGGACTTGGTGGCGGAGACATCAAGGGCGGCGGCGAAATTCGGCCTCGCTAACCGCGTTTTTCTAACGCACCAAGGACACCACAATGCAGGGCTACAACACTGGATGGAAAACACGCTATTTCGCAGTCAGTACTTCGATTTCGTCTGGATCTGCTGCGGCACTCGCAGCAAACAGTGGTCGTCCACTATTGTGGCAATCAGTACGCGGGTCGAATTATGTGCAAGATCGGATCAAGTGCGGCGATTATCAAATAGAGCCGATTATGACGCATGGATACAACTCCATCCGGCTTAGGTGGGCGCATTTGCCGGCTGCACTCACTTCGCAAACGGATTACTCAGGAGTAATTACTTACGACATCTTTTTGGTTGAATCAGATGTTGAAGAAGACCAGGTTCCGTCGTATTACTCGCTCACCCCGCTGGTGTCCGTTGCGACCAATCTGGTGTATCCAACGAACATGGCGGAAGCACCGATGCAGTTGACTGGGTTTTTCACGGAAGCAGAGAAGTGGAAATACTGCAATCAAATTCGTGTTGTTGACAGTCCGTTGCTTGGCGCTGATACCAACACCAGCGCAGATACGGGCACGGAAGCATATGCGGCTGGATATATCGGCGGATCCCTTGGCATCGACTTGATCAATGGCGCGTCAACGATTGATACAAGCGCCGTTCCAAGTGCGACTATTGTCAATCGCAGGTATCGGTTCTCTGCATACTCGCCTGGATTTGCCACGGATCAAACGACTTCAAACGGGAGAATGGCGACCGCTGCCGGCGAGTTGTACATCAATGGTCTTGCTGGAGCGGCGCGGATTGTTGTTGTTCCGATGCTTTGCCATGGATCTCAGGTAATCAACCACTGGTCAAACACGACTGTTCTTGGCGCAAACGCAGCCAATGCTGCGAAGTTCATCGCCTTGTCGTACAACCTAATCCAGTGATGAACAGCGATTACGCCAAGTACCACAGCAGTGATCGAATGAAGCGTGAGCGCGCAAAGCGCAACGCCGCTCGCCGTGCACTCGCACGCGAGGGCGTCGTTCGTAAGGGCGATGGAAAGCATGTTGATCACAAGGACGGAAACCCAAACAATTCACGCCGTAGCAATCTTCGCGTGATTTCCGCCCGCGCAAACCGAAAGAAGCAGTGAAATGTCATTGACTATCACGCTTGCAGATTTGCGTGCCGAAGTCCAGCGATTTATGGGCTATGGACGCTCAACGACATTTTCGACGATGTCGGCTGCGTTTCAGGGCGATGTAACGAGCATCATCAGCCGTGGGCTGCGGCAGTTCTACTTTCCGCCTCCGCTTCCTGGCGAAACGTCGTCGCACCAATGGTCATTCCTTCGCGAGCGTAGGGTTTACACGTTCCCTGCCCCGGTCACGACGACCGTGACCTGTACTTGCACGTCCGGAGTCGTGACGTTTGCGTCATCGATCTTGTCTAACAGTTACAGCCATACGGTCGTCAAGTTCACGAATTCTGATGGGTATTACCCAGTCAATACCACCAATGGGTCAACGATAGTAAATCTATGGGATACGTCTTTGACGTTTGCCACACCATCAACTGCTACGTTCTGGTGGAACCGGGCTAATTTCGTTGGCTCTGGTGCGAGCGTGAATTTGTTCTATCCGCCGGCGACCAATCGCGGCCCATTGAAGCACACAAACTCTGCGACCATTACCAACATGGAGCAGAACGACTATGTGTCGCCAATTGGTCTTCCGGCGGTGTTCAGCGTTGAGCCAGCAACGTGGCCTGAATCGTCTGATCAAGCGGCGCAAAAATTCCACTTGCGTGTGTATCCGTGGGCGCAAGAGAAGTTGACTCTGTACGCAGACATCAAGTTTGACATTGCCGCTGCCGGCCTTGGGTCGGTGGGCGACTACCCGCTTGGTGGGGCCGAACACTACGAAACGGTCGTCGTCTCCTGCCTTGCCGTTGCAGAAGAGTTTGGCGACACCCCAAGCAGCAAGTACCGCGAACTGTTTGCCCAGCGGCTTGCCGCGTCTGTAATGATTGACCGTGCCGGCATGTATCCTTCGATTTTTGGATACAACGGCGATCGTTCTGATTCAATTGGCCGTCTCGACGATCGAGACGTGACCGTCACCTACGTTGGGCCAGCGAGCCCGTAAGGACAACACACATGCCTGGACACAATTACTTCGACAGCATCAACAATGACGGCGTTCGTACCGTTGCTGGTAAGGTCATTCAGGTCGGATCGTTTGGCAACATCACCAACTCCGGTGGCGCAATTCCTGCCGCGACGACTGGTGTTGACTACCAGGGGTATGCCCGTGGTGCAATTCTGATCAACACCACCGGTACGTCTACCTCCAACACGGTCTACATCAACCTTGGTACAACGACGACCGCGACTTGGACCGCCCTGACGGTGTCGTAAAAGTCCGGCGCGCCGGACTAGGAGGTAGGCCATGCCAGAAGCATTGGCAAAGCCGTCAGTCAATCCGCTGACGGTGACGTATTCCGGCAGCAGCCTCAGCGGCAACACTTCGGTGCTGCCGGTGATGAGCATTGACGTGATTGGATTCCGTCTTCAGGTGCAGGCAGACATTCAGGACGTGACGGCCGGCGTAGACACTACGCGCCGACTGGCAAAGACGAACCTGGTAGAGGGGCGCCTTCTTGTCACTGGCTACATGACCGCGTCAAGCGCGCTTACCCTTGCGACGTGCATCTCCGAGGATTCCGGAACGGGCAACGCCATTGTCATGGCGTATGGCAACGCGACGGCATCCAAGACTCTCTCCGGCTTTGTTGAAAGCGTCGAGGTCAATTCCAACAAGACACAGCCATACGTCGGCGTGGCTGTGTCGTTCCGGCTTGCAGGGTCGAACGCCTAATGGCGAACCCGTCAAACATGCCTGATGTGCCTGATCTTGATGCGTTCCGCGAGCGAGTCGAGGCTGCGGCAGAGGCTGCACAGGAATTTTCTACCTCTGTCGGCCAGGTTCAAGCAGCACAGGCTCCAGTCACCACGGGCAATCAGGAACGCGGCCAGACAGATCAGTTGCTGCGCGATGTCCTCAATGCCCTGCACCTCATTCACGATGAGGTTGTTGGGCTCAAGCAAGCGGTTGAGGATCTTGGTGGGTAGTCATGCCAGTAGTCCTTTCCAAAGACATTTACGGTTCGACCTACTCGCTTGGGTATGACTCGGCGCAGCCCGAACGGGTTTTACGCCGGCACTTCGTCGAGGGTGCAACGTCACTTGCAAATGCAGTTGACGAGACGAACACGCAAGTTGCCGATTTTGCAACGCAGTTCCCGCTCATCGCGACGATGCCGTTGCAGAACATTACTGCAAAGCAGATTGGCGTCGGCAAGTACATCACTGAGCAGCACTACGCCTGGAGCAACAGCAACTGGGGTGGTTCTACCACGCTGAATACGCTTGCCGAATACCGGCTGGCATTTGAATCAGTGCCTGTCTACACGGTCGGTCCTGCTGAGGCTGCAACAGGATTGCCGGCCACAACGGCTGCGTTCTTCGATGCTGCGGGTGCCAACCGCATTGGGTTCCGGCCAGCGTCATTCCCATGGTCGCGCCCAGTTCTTCGCATTGGTGTTCCGGTCCAGAGCGGCACCAACCCCATGATTGCCTGGGCGTCCTATGTTGGAAAGGCGAACAACGGTGGTTTTTCGGTTGGTGGCTTGTCCTTCTCGGCAAACCAACTTCGGTTTGACGGTGGTGAAATTCGCGCAGTGGCAAATTCAGCATTGACCTTCCAGGGATCATTGATGTTCTCCGGCACGTTTGCATGGAAGATGCACCACCTCACCGAGTCGTCTGGATCGTGGACGGTAACGGCGGTCAACTTGTACGACCAGGTGGCGTTCCCCTCGTTGCCGTAATGCCATGTTCAACCCATCGTTCTTCCAGCGCAAGTTCAACCCATTCTCGCAGGAGTTCCGCGATGCAATGGCTGATCTTGCTGGCGTTGTAAACCAACTCGCCGGCTGGGAACAGATGATTGCGGCGCTCGCGTCGCGTCAGTCGCGCATGGCTGACGAGGTGTTCTTTCCTGCCAAGATCACCGGAAATACGAGTAGTGCAACTGCTGCAATATGGAAGTATTCGTGGACCGAAATGCGTCCTGGTACGACCATTGGGGCAACGACGGATTTCGTAACCTTGACCAGTGGCCGCACTGGTTCAAACGATGCAATCAACGTCGCTGAAAGCGGCAACACGTCATCAGTTGCATATGGGTTCGGTGTTGCATGGAGCGGAACGCAGTGGAAACTTACGGCTGCGCCATTCACAAGCGTCGAGTTCGCCGCAATCCCAAACAACACAATTGTGATGATGCGCACAGTCCGTATTGCAACCACCGGCCAGAGCCGCTTTGAATTTTGGGCTCCCAATCCTCTAATTGGTGAGTGCGAGTCTGGAGAGTGACTAAACATGACTTCAATTGCCCAATACGTTTGCTGTTGTGATGTAACAACTGTCACTCCGGTTGAAGTGCAAATTTGTCATACATGCAACTCATGCAGATCGTATGTAATCGATTGGTCATATGACGCCCAAGACTACTTGTGGCCGACTTACCCAGATTGTTACAGCGGAAATTATGTAAGTTGTGACCCGGATGGCAGTCCTGGTACCGGCGATGAGTATGACTATTTCGTGTATGACAAACGACCAAGTTGCCCAGAACTAAGTGCAGAATGCGGATGTTCATGTAGCCTAGTTGTTACTCCGCAAACTTGGTGCAGTAACGGTGGATGCAGTATTCCACCTGAAATTCATGGGGAAGTCCAAGAATCTACGTTGCAAAGTCTGTGTTGGACTTTGCCGTATGTGTCTACTGCAACCGAAAACACGTCTGGGATTTGGGCATTCAATGATGCAGGAAACATCTTCCTGACAGGGCATACAACGTCAATCACTCGATTTGTTGAGTCGTACTCTGGATCAATTGAGTTGGCAAAACAGACACTTACGTCGCCTGCAAACTCGTGTCATTATTGCGTAATTGCCGAACACGACTCAACGAATACAACTTCGCCAACAGTGGAATATCGATATGGCGGAACATATCTGGCCGATGTTCCGGCAATGGTCATTGGTGGTGCGACTGCCGCACAGGCTCTATGGACATGTGAAATTACAGCGACCGATTGCATCATCCGAAATGATCTTGGTGTGACGCAATACACATTTGCATTGTCTACAAACACCATAGAGCAGTTGCGTGTTGCGCTTGATGCAACAACTGAACTAGTGAGCGTCCGACAGGGACCGTCGTTTTCAAGCGCAACATTCCGTAACGTGTCATCAACTTATTTGCCAATTCAGGGTCCATTCCCAATTGGTCACTACAGCGCCGGAACATGGGACACCATCAACATTCGGCACGTTGGCGATGCTGTTGAGGATTGGCAAATTCGACTTTCATCGTCGAGTTACACCATCAAGAACAATCTTGGGGTGGCGCAAGGACGAGTTTATTTACAACAATTTTCTGGGAACTACGGTTTGTGGGAGCAAGGTTTTCAAATCAATCGCACAGTCGTAGAAACCCCATGCACAATGGCATCAGAGTGTTGCGATTGCACATATGACCCTGGAATATTGGAGCCCAGTCCATCAATAGCAATGGGGTGCAATGTAACAAATCCAATAACAACATGCATGTTCAATCAATGTCCTGGAAGTTCTCAATGCGACAATTTGTGTGCGGTCATTAGTCCATTTTGGTCTGGCGGGCTTACAAATAGTGGATGGCAGTCGTCTACGCAAACTGATCCTGTTTCGGAAGCACTGACAGAAAGCACATGTTCAGGTTCTTCATACCGCATCAATGCTTATTTATGTTGGACCGCTAGTCCACTATGCAATTTGGCTCAAATTGGCGACATAGGCAAGTGTTATGTTGCTTATACAAGTTGTACATCAGTGAAACAAGATGGTTTTTGGCTCAAACGAATTGTGTCAGTGACATGAAGCAAACCACTCGACTTGTGTCAAAAGAAGAAGCGGCCGCAATACGCGCTCGCGCAGTTGAACACGCAAAAAACGCAACAGGAACAACTGTTCGTATTCGTGGTCTAGGTGATGTCATTGCAGCCGCAACATCTGCGGTCGGCATCAAGCCATGCGGCGGTTGCAAACAGCGCCAAGAAGCACTCAACAAACTAGTCCCGTTCGGCAATGCCAACGAGGAAGGAAAGAACGATGGCACTCCGAGCGTCTGATGTCGAAGAACTCCCGCCGATTGACCTCACCGGTCTTCCGACGACGAATGCCTATGGCGAGCCGGTAGATCTACCGAAGCCGCCAACGCCTGCACAGCAGCCGGCAGCGGTTCCGCAGACTCCTGCGCCGGCGATGCGTCAGCCGATGATGACTGGTGGTGACTTTGCCCAGAATCGCGCACGAGTTCAGGCTCAACGCGAGTCGGTCAATATTCCTGGCGCACGCTCACGCGCGGGCGACGCCGCTGTTGAGGCTCGACAGCAGGCGGAGGAGGCGGGTGCAAGCCCTGCTGAAGCGCGTCAGGCTGCGACTGATGCGTTCCGTCAGATGCGTGGGCGAGTGCAATCGGGCGAGTTCCGTGGGCAGACTTCGCTCCCGCAGGCTCCAACACAGACGCCGGCACAGCCCACCATGGATGCGAATGTGCCGGGTGTGCCAGACAAGAGCACTTGGCGCGCTGGGCAGGCTCCGCAGCCAACTGCTGCAATGGGTGCAATGGGCGGTGGCCCGCAGATGGTTGGAAACAGGCAGGGTCCGATGATGCAAGGTGCTGGCGGTGCCATCATGCCGTTTGTTGAAGACCCAATTACTGGCTATGCGCTTCCGACCTCTGATGGCATGTCGCTGCAGGAGTACTCCCGCGCGCTTGATGAGGGCACGCGAGCGAACATTCTTGAGGTCTTGAGTTCTGGCACTGACAAGGTGTCGCGCGATTTCCAGCGAATTGACCAAATCATGGAGGCCACTATTGCTGATCTCGCCTTGTCCCCTCGCCAGCGGGAGGAAGCGAAGGCCAGGTTGCGACGGCAGCAGGATGAGATGATGTGGTCCGCCATGGGCAACCCAAGTGCTCGCATGGCTGGGCGGCGTCGTCAGCAGGCGGAACAACAGGCAGAGCAGGAGCGCGAGAACCGCCAGTCGCTTGCAGTTCAGGAGCGGCTTGAGCGGCAGCGCCAGCAGCAGTCTGCAAAGGTGTATGCAGATGCATACAAGCGTGCGCAGACGGAACTCCAGACTGACCCGTATGCGCGTGTTGATGAATCCAAGGTTCGCGCTCGCGCGCAGGAACTCTTCAATCAGCAGATGGCCGCGTCCGGAATGGCGCGTCCTGCCCCAGCACAAGCGGGCGGTGGTCTTGCTCCATCGCAGCCGCCGTCTGGAGCGCCGACTGCTGGGGCCGCGCCCACACCGCGTGCCCCCCAGTCCGGCGCGCCGGACTCAACCATGATGCGCGACATCGCCATCGAGCCTGGTTCGCCAATTGACTTCCAGCAAGCCTCCAATGGTGCCTTGGTTGCGTTGATCCCGAATCCAGATGATCCGGCAAACCCGGTTCCGATGCGCGCGTGGGACTTCAATGGGCGGGCCGTAGCAGTGCCATCGAGCCCTGCCGAGTTGGACATGCTGCCGCCTGGATCGCTGTACATCCTTGAGGGTGCTTATTCTCGTGGCGAAATGCGTGAGCCAAAGCGCAAGGAAGGGGAGGTTGCTGGCCTGACTGGCGCCGCCGCAGAAACGCCGGAAGCGCAGGATTTTGCGATTCAGCAGGAGGCGCAGAAGCGTGGGGAACCGCGCCTCAAGGCAACCAAGGAGTACGAAGAACAGCAGGCTGAGTACAACAACATGCTGCAAGAGGCACAGGCTCGCGCTGCCAAGGAACTCAATGTCCCGCTTGGCGCTGGTGGGCAGTACGCATGGCAGAGCCTTGGTCGAACTGGAACCGGGGAACGCGCCGCTGGAATTGATGCCAAGGGCCAGTGGGAAGATGCCGTCAACAAGCAGATGGTTGCGGTTGCAGCCGAGCGATATCCCGCCGGCGGCAAGCAGGCTCCAGAATGGGTTGGCAAGCGTGGTGACGAAATCATCATGGTCAACAAGCCCAAGCCCCCCGCGTTTGGCGAGGACGCAGCGGCCCAGGAAATGGCCCAGGCGCGACAGGACTACTTCACCAAGCGCGGGACGACCGAGTTCAAGGTCCGGAACGAGCGGCTGCTCAACGAGGCGAGGACGGGATACACCGTGTCGCTGCGTGGCGGTCGCCCGTCGGTGCGGGTTGGAGCCCGCGAGTATCCCGGCGTCCGCGTATCGGAGGGTGGATCGCAGGCGGTTCTCCCCATGGTTCAGTCGCGCGGAGCAGATCCAAAGCAAGTCGCCACGTCGGCGCTTGCGCTCCTGACCAGCGGTAAGCCGTTTGCCATCGACATTGGCGGGCGGGCTGTCCCGTTCAAGTTCGACCGCAACGACCCTCGAATCAAGACCATGATGGAGGAGCCGAACAAGCGCATTGGCCTTGGGTCGAATACGGCCGGCCAGAACGCTGGCGTCAAAGCAGCAACTTCCTATATCGACGATGTCTTCGGGTATCTTCCGTTGGCCGCGCGGCAAGAAATGCTTGTGCGCATGTTGACTAGCCCGAACCTTGGCGGGTTTACGCTCGCCGCAGACTGAGAACATCCATGACCCAATTCGGATCGTTCCTTCCGGAAGACCAGTTCGACACCACCCAAGACATGCAGTTCAGCGAGTACCCACTCGCTCCCGATGAGACGGCCATGACCAATGCCGGCTCATATGGGTTTGATCCCATGTCGGAGCCGGCGGCGCCACAAGAGGACATGGCACGGCTTGAAGCCACCAGGTTCCCGCAGGCATCGCTTGGCATGCAGGGGCTGATGTCTCCGGATGAGTTTGCGCAGTTCCAGCAAGGCATGCAACCGCAGGAGCCTGACTTCACTCCGTCGATCGAGCCAGGTCTTCGTGAGGATGAGTTCCGGTTTAGTGGCCGGGCTGTTGATTCCAATGCAGCACTCCTGTGGGACCAGGCAACTGGAGGCATGGAGCAGCGCCGGGAAGAGTATCTGGCTGAGGAAGCCGCGAAGCGCGGCGCGCCGACTCTCCAGGAATTGGAGGAGATGGCACCGCGTCAGACAATGACGCAGCAGATCCAGGGCATGCAGGACATGGAGTCCATGCAAGGTGTGGTTGCAGGAAGCCTTGCTGGTATCCCCCTTGGTTACAAGAACGACCCAGAAGCAGAGCGCGTCATGGAGAGGCGCAATCTTGCTCGTGCAGCGCGTACTGGCGAAGACCTTCCTGAAGTTGCCCAGTACTTCAACGAGCAGAGATTCCCGGGCGAAGACGCTGGATTCTTGAAGCAAGCCGCTGAGGCATTCAGTCGTGGCGGCATGCGTGTGTTGACACTTCCGGAACGGCTGTTGGTAGATATGCCTGCTGGGGCGGTTGCGTACTTTTCTGATGGGCAATACGGAGCAGATCGCCTGCGCGCGGCAGCAGAAACCGCTCGATTCATCTCAATGACTGGCGCTGGCGCTCGAAACAATGGCGCCGTCAAGCAGTTGGCCCTTGATGCAATTGAAACTGTGCCTCAGTTGCTTGCGCAGTTTGGCGCTGCCGCACTTACTGGCGGGGCATCAGCCGGCGCGCAACTTGCCACATTTGCCGCAACCGGTGCAGGACAGGCTGCTGCGTCGCAGTGGGAAGAATCCATGCGCACTGGCATGGAGGCTGGGCTTTCGGCCACGGCGGCGTCGGCTAATGCGAACCGTGATGCAGTCACGGCCTTTGCATCCACGTTCGTGACCGAAGCCATTGTCGGCAAGGTCTTGAAGCCGTTTGGTGTTGGCGTCCAGTTCGATGAGATGACGACCAATGCCATTCGACGCGCTGCTGGATTGACCACAGCGCAGGCAGTGTCGCGTGGCGCAACTCGTGGCATGGTTGCGGAAGGCGTTCAGGAGTTTGCCGATCAGGCGTTGACCGACTTTGCGGTCAATATGTATCGGCTTGATCAGCCGGAGTTCAAGAAGTTCTACGAAGATAACCCTGGTTGGGTCACGGATGTCTTTAGCAACGCCGCATATGCCGGCCTGGTTGGCGCACTCGTTGGCGTTCCTGCTGGCGTGATCACGGGCATCTCGACGCGCAACGGCGCGGCAGCAACGGCGGCGCAACTCGACCGAGTCATTGGCCGGCTTCCGGAGAACTCACAGGTTCGCCGGCTCATGGAGCGCGGTGATCTCAATACCAACGACGTAGATACGGTGATGAAGTGGTTCGTCAAGAACCAAGCGAAGTTGGCGATTGACAATGCCACCGACAACAAGCAGATGCGCACGCTTGGTGCCGCACTGAACATGGATGGCATTGAGACGCAGGCGCTCCAGGACATCATCCTGCGTGGAAACAATGACGGCGCAGTCACTGCCACGCTTCGTGGCACCACCCGTGGTGTTGGCAAGTTTGGCTCGATGCAGTTTGTTGTCACGCCGGCAATGGCTGCGGACGAGATGGTCCGGCGCAATCTGATGAGCGGCCGGACGCAAGAGCAAGTCCAAACTGGCGCGGCCACCATGCTAAGCATTACAGGCGTGGATGGCATGCTTTCGCGTCAGAAGGGCGAAACAACTGCTGATGCTGTTGATGCATTCGTGCAGGCCAATCCAGTGCTTGCATCACGCCTTGCCAATGCAGAGTTCATTTCTCGCCGGATGGCGGATTCGTTGCTTGATCCACAAGACAAGGCGCTTGGTTACTTTGATTTCGGTTCTCGCGCCCAGCGCGACGAACTGCACGCGGAGATCAAGCGTGCTGTTGAAACTCAGCAGGCTGACATGGATCCGCGTCGTCTTCAGGAGAAGATCGACAACCAGCGGCGCGGTGCGGAAGCACAGATCATTGCCGAACTCAACGGGCTGACTACTGAAGAGGTTGCGCGCGTCACTGCTGGCGTCAGCCCGCGCAAGGCGCGGATTGTGTCTCAGGTCATGCAGGAGGCAGAGCAGCAGGCAGCAATGCCGGTATCTGCCGACGCAACCGTCGAAGAGCGCATCCGTCGGCTGGAGGATCGGCAGTTTGTCGAAGCCGTCCGCGCGCGCGAACCAGGACGTGCGGCGACCGCAGCCGAGCGCGCACAGGCTGCGCCGGAAGTTGTGTCGGCGCGTCGTGAACGAAACGCAGAGGCTGAGTTGCGGGCCAAGTTTGAGCGCGACCTTGCTGCTGCGGTTGATGTCGCATGGGCAAAGCGTCAAGTCGAGTTCTATAACGAAGCGCGAGAAGCAGCGATTACGGAAGGGCCAATTGATGAACAGGCCGCGCTCGATTTGCTGACAGCGGTTGAACTTCCGGCGAACGCAGAGTTTGCGGACTTGTCCCGTGCATATGTTGAATCGCGAATGCGCGAGGCTGGAGCGACCGACGAGGACGTTGCAGATGTCCGTGAGGCTGCGCGCCGGCGGGCCAAGACCTTGGAAGAGGACTTCCGTCGGTCGGCACGCGAGGAAGCCATCGGCATCCTTGACGAAGCGGAGCAGCAAGCCAAGAACGCAGATCCGAACTACATCATCAGCATGCCTGATGCGGTCGAGATCTTGATGAACGAGGCAAGCGACGACACGAAGCAGGACATTGCGGACGTTCTTGCATCGGGGCGATCCCTTGGGCTTCTGTTCTTGGAAGCCATGGATCTGCCGGAAGCAAGCACGGGCGATGTCAATGCAGCGGAACTGCGGCTTCGTGGGATGCTGGACAACATCCGGCGCACGCGGGAAGTCACGTCGCGTGAACCGTCGCGTGTGCCCGGAATCGCTGAGGTTCGGGCCGAGCGTGACGCCGCGCTTGTTGAGGAGCAGCAGCGGGTAGACGCCGAACTGGCTGATCTTCGCAAGCAGAAAGCCATGCTTGAGGCAGAGCGCCAGCCGTTGCTTGAGGAGGCTTGGATGACCAAGCCAAAGGGTAAGAAGCCAGCGCAGAGGCGCAAGAAGCGCGCTCCTATGACGGACGCCGAACAGGCAATTGTCAACCGAATGCGCGAGGTTGAAGAGAAGATCGCTGCGCTCGAAAAGGATCAGGCGAGCATTCTCGAACAGCGTGGCATTGTGTCACAGGCCATGCCGGAACCGGAGGCTGTTGATGCCACGGCTACGTTCCCAAACCAGGACACTGGCCGTAAGCGCCGGTTGATTGAAGAGGCTCGCCAGCAGATTGCCGACATCAACGACATTGACATCAATGATGTCAAGATGCGGTACGCCGATGGCAAGACGACGCTGACGAAGCAAGAGAAGCGGTTCGTCAACTTCGGCAAGAAACTCGGCATTACAGTTGTGTTCGTTCAGACGCCCGGTAATTCGACCATGGCCGGCGCGTACAAGAACGGCGTGGTGTTCCTTTCGGCGCAGGACATCAATCGCCCGTCGGCAATGTTCGCCATTGCCATGCACGAGACGGTCCACTATCTGCACGAGTCCAACCCGGAACTGTTCCGTGGCCTATACAACGCGCTCAACAAGCGTGTGCCGCGTGCGCTCCGGGAACTGCGGAAGTCCTATACGGCTCGATTGGATCAGGTGTCCCGCGTCAATGCAGTCCGGCGCGCCGGACTCATCATGCTCAACGACGAGAACGAATCGTCACGCGACGCGGTCTTGTGGGTTGCCCGTAACGACGACTCGCCTGAAGCAGCATTGCTCAGGGCCAACATGCCAGACCAGTTGGCGGCTGCGCTTGACGACCAAGACCTGTCGTCGCTTACCACGCCTACGGATGATGTCGCCGCTGAATATCGCAAGGAGTTCAAGAAGCGGTTCACGAGTGGGCTGCGCGCGCCGTTGTCCGAAAGCCAGTTGCAGCAAGAGGAGATTGCAAACCTTGCCGAACTGGTCATGGATGGCGCGTTCGTCACGATTGTTGGTGATGACGGCAAGATCAACATTGATGAGGTGCGCCGGCTGGCAGATACCAAGCCGACCATCAGCCGATTTGCGGCCTTGGCGTCAGCCATCATGGATGCGTTCGCCATTATCCCTGGCATGACGAAGAAAGCGCGGGGGCTCAATGATGCCCAAGTCGCTGCGCTTCGCAAGTTTGCGGACAAGCCAGGAGAACTGGCAAGCCCACGGCTTCGCAATGTAGCGCAGCAGTTGATCGCTCAGTCATTGGTCAAGATGATGGATGCTAAGCGGGGCAACATCCCAGCCGGTGAGATTGGCGCAAGCCCAATGTCAGATGAACTGGCGGGCGCGCGCATCCCGGCACTTGATTTCTCCATCCGGCTTGCAGTACCCGATGACGGGCGATCAGCGTTGTTTGCCGGCAAGGATCGTGAGTTGCCTGCGGTGGATCCGGCAACTCCGTCTCGCATCAGCAAGGAGTCGCTTGATTTCGCAATTCGAGCGATTGCTAGCGATGACAATCCGACTGAACTAAAGGTGCGCAACAATCTTGTGACCGGCAGGAGGGGGGCGACTATTGGTGGATTTGCTGACACGGAAGATGGCCGACGTTGGTACATCAAGCATCTTGTTGGAAGAATTCCGAGCCAAGATTCTGAGGTTCTTCAACGCGCACTATCAGGCACTCAAGACGAGCGAGATGCTGCAATTCGACGGATTCAGTTTAGAGGGGTACAAAAGTACCACCTTCAAAACGAACTTGCGGCAAACCTGATGGCTGAAAGCCTCGGAATGCCAGGAGTCATGCCGATCCGTGGGTTCTTTGTCACTACGGGCGGACAGGTTCGTGATGTACAGGCAAGTGAAGTACGGCCTGACTTTCAGACACTAAGCGGTTCCAACCAATCAGGAGAGAACATCCCGTGGGAAACGGTTATGAAGTCGGCTGGTGTGTCATCAATTCTTGCCGTCAGTGACGCGAACAATAGCAACATCACTACGCAAGGAAATGTCTTTGATCTCGGTGGCTCGCTTGGTGTTCCGGCATTCGCCCCCGAAGCAGATTCAATTCCATTTGTGTCACTCCAAGTGCAGTTTAGATCGGCTCGTGATGATGACACGACTTCCGAAAATGCCGCGCAACTGTCGGCAATTGTAAATAACCGGGAGTTGATTGCGAATCTGTATGAAGATCGCAATACCGTTGTCAATGGGTTGGATCCGCGTTTTACCGCCGAAATGGCCCACACCGCAGATTTTGGTCCGGTCATCAACAAAGACCAGAATTTGCTCCCTATATCGCGGTATTTCGCAAACGGCGCGCTCACGGCATTTGCTCGGAATTATGCCGAAGCGCAGTTGTTGTCTGAACCAACTGAGCGACTACAACAGATCAGGCGTTATTTGGCTGGTGCGCTGTTCAGTGGTTTGCGCTATGGCTACAACCCGGCGGCGGTAAACCTGACTAGCCTAATGCTCGAAACGACAGCGTCGTCTGAAGAACGCCCGAACATCTCGCGTGTGTTGCGTGATCTCGCGCAGCAGTTCTCTGAGTTTGCAAAGTCGGGTGATGCGCTTGCTGCGCTTCAGGCGGTGCAACTTGGTCGCGGGTATCCATTCATGGATCCGGCTGTTCAGCGCATGTTGCAGAAGGATATTGCTGACGCGGTGCGCACTCGCGCATTGATGATGAGCAATTTCTACAACATGCTTGCCACGCTCAATGATGGTGAGCCAGCATTTGATGAAGCAGCGGTTGCGCGTGCAAAGTTGGAATCAATTGGCGAAAACATCAACTTTTCGATTCGTAGTTTTGAATCCAGTCAGCAATCGGGAATCAACAGAGTTGGATTGAGTCTCCCACAAATTGACACCACAACCCAGACACTCAAGTATCCCAACTCCCCAGAGACGTATAAATTCGTCTGGGATTACGTTGGTGCTGGATTTATGCAACCTAGCGAGTATTTGCGCCTGGTTCAAAACAATTCTCGGTCAGACAATCGGTATGGTGAGTTGGCAGCGTATCTGAGTGGTCAGTTGGAGTCATTGGGCATCAAAGTCAGATTTGTAGACGAAGCATCGCTTGCAGGGTTGCTTCGGCAACACTATTCGCCGCAGCAGCATGAATACGTCGGGTCGTTGAATACTCGGCTTCAGTCGGTTGAGACGTTCGTCCATGAGGCGCTTCATGCAGTCACTGCCAATGCAATAGAAGACACGTTGGGGATTAGTGTGTCATATGCTCGGGGGCCAGAATACGTCGCAAGAGTTGCGGCTTTTGCACGAACCGTGCCAACAACTAGGCGCGGAGTAGCGGTCCGAGATCTCTGCCAACTTTGGTTGTATGTCAGCGGTGCCGGGAACGACGGCAATAGTTTCAACTATGGCCGATGGGCTGCGGCACAATTGGATCTGCCAACTACTTTCCGTGGATATGACGAACTTGCTGCCCGTAATCCATCTGCCGCGCGGAGCGTGTCGTATGGGATGGCCAATCTTGATGAGTTTGTTGCACAAGCATTTAGCAACCAAGATATGGTTGACTATCTCAAGTCAATCAAACTCCCCAAGACTGCGGCCTTTGAGTCGTTCTCAAATGCATGGGAATTGTTCAAAGACATTGTTTCGCGAGTCTTTGGGTTTGCCTCTCTCCCTCTCCAGGGAGAAGAAACAGCATTTGACAGACTTTCAGCAATTGTGCCCGACATTATGGAGGGCAATGTCACTGCTCTAGCGCGTACAGCCACAAACAACGACCTTGGCGGAATCCCACTTGGGGATCGAGCCATTCGTAGAGTCCGGACTTCGACTCAGCAAGTTGAAGCAGTTCCGTTGCGCGAAGTTAGACAAACCCGACTTCCATCTTTTCCGACGAGTGGCCCATATATCCCCGCTCCAACTGATTTGCTGACGGGGCGGGAACTCTTTGCTCGCATAAGTTCAACATGGAATGTTGATCCGCGTCTGAGGTATTTTGCACAGTGGGATGCGTATCCCGAAGATCGTGTGCTCGATGCGCAGAGTCAGCCAGGTGCGCTTCCGCAATTTTCGGTCCGACGCATTCCGCAAGAGGTAATTGACACCGCAGGCGTTGAGAACTCAATTGCTGCTGCGCAAAGCCAGAAGTTCAAGTCCATTCGCGACTTCAAGTTGGTGATTCAGAAGCAAGTTCGCGACGCCGCGACTCGCAACAACACGACTGTCCATGATCGCGATAGTGCGGTCATTGACGAGTACATCACTGCTGTGGCTATTTCGGATGCCAAGTACGCCCTCGGCATGAAGAACAATGCTGTCGGCTGGTACGACGAGAAGGTCAAGAAGGCGCTTGCGATCATGTCATTGGTATATCCCGAACTCAACGCGGACGAACGCGCTCAGTTCGTGATGAAGATGGCGCTTGCCATCACGTCGAACTCCATGGAGGTGTCTGAAAACTTCAGGCTGGCGGCGCGTGCGTATGACGCATACAAGCGAACTGGCAAACTGCCGACCAACATTGGAACCGGAACGTCTGGCAAGGTGATGAATGAGTCGTTTGCGCGCTTCAACGACCTTGTCAAGAAGAAGGGTTTTGATTGGGTGATGAATTTCTCGAACACCATGTACACGGTGCGCGAGATCTTTGACATGACCGGGAAGCGGGTCAATGGTGAATCGGTCAACCAAGTGGTGTATGGCGCAGCAATCTTTGGTCCCAAGATCGGGAACGGGTTCTTCGCCAACCTCAACGGCAAGTACGAGCAATTGACGATGGACCGGTGGTTCATGCGGACATGGGGACGCTGGATTGGTCTGTTGGTTGAGAACAACCGGGCATTGGCTGAATCTCAGCGCGAAGAACTGCGGAACTCGTTGCTTGGTTTGACTGAAGGCCGCAAGGGCAGTCGCAAGGCCACCAAGCAAGGCAAGCGCACGCTTGACTTTATTGGGTCGGAGATTGGCGAAGACCTGGTCAAGTTCGTGAATACGTCTATGAGCAATGCTCGCCTGACCGAGATCGCCGGCAAGATTGCAAGGCGATCGAGCAAGCAGGAGTTCCGCGATGCTGTGGAGCGCCTGCCAAGCGGAGACTTGATTCGCCGGCAGTCCAACACCCATACCAAGACGCTTGACGGCTCGATTGAAACCCCGAGAAATCCGGCGACCCGTAACCGCATCCGCCGAGTGATGGCAATCGTTCTTACTGAACTCCAGAAGACCAATCCCGCCCTGACGATGGCTGACTTGCAGGCGTTGTATTGGTATCCTGAGAAGCGCCTGTACGACACGGCAAAGGTGCAGGACGACGGGAGCATGCAGTATGAAACCGGCGGACTCCCGGACTACGAGCAGGCCGCGATTGCCTTTGCCCGGTCGCGCAAGATTCCAGAAAGCGATATCAATGCAGCCATCAAGCAAGTCGATGCCCAGCGGAGATCCGTGGTATCCGTTCGACGCGCAGCAGGAGGCAGACGAAATGCTGCTCGACGAGGAGGCCGAGTCCAAGAGGAGCCAAGAAAGCCCCTCGACTTCGCCCTTCGGAACGAACCCTCAACCTATGAACCCGCCAGCGCCGCAGACGCCGACACCGTAATCAACATGGCGGTCCGGTCCGGTGGAGTCCGGACGGAGGTTGAAGACCGCCTTGGCGCGCTTGGCCGAGCATGGATGGGAACCGCCCGCCAGTTGGCTTCGCGGGTCGTGCCGTCTGCAATTGCGGTCGAGGAGTCCGACGACATCTCCATCGTCACCGAGCCGGCGGACATCTCGCCGTTCTGGAAGTTCATTGCTGCTCCGATCAACCTTGCGATCGGGTCCAAGAACCCGGAGGTCATCTCCGTGGTCGAGGACATGATCAACATGGACATCGAGCGGAACCTGACGACCAAGAGCCGTCAGGAAGAAGCCAATGCCGTCTGGGAGTCGATCCCGCCTGATGAGCGGGACAGCGAAGAGTTCTCGCGGTACATGGATGCGTACCACCCGCCCGAGACGATCGATACGAATCAGGAGTTCGAGTCGAAGTCTCAGGCGTGGCGCAACGCGCTCAAGTGGTTCAAGGAGCGGGAAGAGGTCCGCCGCCAGGAGATCATTGACACCAAGCGGGACAGCATCCGTGCGATGCTCAAGCGCGACAACTCCTCGCGATTGGTGACCCGCGCCTCCCAGTATGGGCTGACGTGGGAGGTTGTGCGCAACGAACGTGGTCGCAAGATGATCCAGACGCCGGAAGGCATGATCACCATTGACCAAGCGCGCGAGGCGCTCGTGGAAACCATGATCCCAGACAACTGGGGTCGCCAGTATGCGCATTTCTTCCACTGGTTCAACGGCGACTTCAAGTTGATTGGCTATGCGGCTGATGGAACTCGAACCATCCTTGGAAGCGCCATCACCGAGCCAGAGGCATACGAGAAGTTGTATGCATTCAAGCGCGCCAACCCTGGCGTGTACCAGCGGTTGGTTGCCGAGCCGGCGGTCCGCATCGATCCCGATGATGCGGTACGTCTGTCGGATGCGCAGCGGCGCCGGCTGGAGAAGATGCTTGCCGACGCGACTGGCGCATACCGCGATGAGGTATCAGACGCCATGCGTGGCATCGTTGCCAGCAAGACAAGCAAGCGTCCGTTCTATGCACCGTTGATGGAGCGCACCGGCGCCGGCGGGTTCGTCACGGACTTCATGGCCGTGTGGAACATGAGCGAACGGCTGCATAACCGTTGGCGCATGGGTGGAGACATGGTGCGGAAGTTGACTCCCCGCATCGAGTCCATCCGTCGCAACACCCCGGGTTGGGGTGACTATCTCGCGGAGAGCATGCGGCACACGTTGTTTACCGCGCCGACCATGACCGAGGCTGCAATTGACTCGATGATCCGAGCGATCCCGATCTTCGGCAAGATCGTGTCTCCGTTCCCGACGAGGCGATGGCTTGGCTCGATTCGCGCGTTGAACTATGCCCGCCAGTTGCTCACGGTTCGGCAGCAAGTGGTCAACTCGTTCCAGCCGCTTCAGACGATTTACCCCATCCTTGGCGAACAAGGCATGATGGAAGCCGTTGCCTTCTACAACAGCGATGAAGGCAAGTTGGTGCTTCGCAAGCACGGGTTCTTCGATGGATCGGCGCGATTCCGCGAGGGCGATGAGGGCGCGATCGGTGGCGAGATCATGGACTTCGTGTCCACGATGAACGACAAGATCTACCGTTCGACCAACGAGAACTTCAATCCATCGTCGGAAGCACGAAACCAGAACTTCGCGTTCGTTGCGATGTACCACCACGCCAAGTACCGCCTTGGCATGGATGACACCGAGGCTGTCCGATATGGCCGCGTGTACGGCAACGTGTACACCCAGTTCTATTACACGAAGGCCAATATCCCGTGGCTGCTGCGTGGACCGATCGCATCGACCACGTTGCAGTACCGCCGGTTTGCAATCAACACGACTGGCCTGCTTGTCAATGAGTTCCAGAAGGGCAACTACTCTGGTGTCGCCAGGTACATGGCAACCATGAGCATGCTTGGCGGTTTGCAGGCGTCGATTGGCCTGTCTGCTGCCAGCCTGATTCGATCGCTCTACCTTGGCGACAAGGAAGGCGCAGACGATCTCAACTACAAGTTGCGTGCGTGGCTCAAGAGCGAACTTGGCTCCGAGCGCATGGCCGACGTTGCCATGATGGGCCTGCCGGCTGCGCTTGGTATTGACCTGTCCGGCTCGATCTCGATCTGGCAGAAGCCGTTCGGCCGCAACATCTACGAGAAGATCGGCGCCACCGTGGCTGGCCCGACGGTCAATACGGCCATCCAGTTGATGACCAACTTGACCGCAGAGACGGCTGTGCCCATGGGTGCGGGCGAGCGCCTTGGCCGAGGCTTGCTCGACAGCAGCCCTGCCGCGCAGCAGATCACGTCCCTTTGGAAGTTGTTCTCTGGCAGCAACGAGGAATACGACGCTCGCGGCCGGCTGAAGTACAAGTTGGATCCCGAGGAACAGTTCCTGCGCGCCATGGCGTTCCGCACCGTCAGCGAAACCGTATGGTCAATGGAGTATCAGAGGCTGCGTATTATTCGCAACGAGGTGGATCGGTATGCCAACGAGGCTGCGACCTACCTGGCGGTTGGCGATCGAGCCACGGCTCAGAAGGTGCTCCGGACCTTCAACTCGATGTACCCCATGGCTAGCATGAACATGGGCGACATCGAGCGGCGCGCCAAGAACAAGATGCAGTCCCGCCAGATGCCCCAGTTGGCGCGGCGAATCGATGTCGAGTCTGGTGTCGTGGCGCGTCGAATCGCAGACGCAGAAGGGCTTGGAGACGAATGAACCCAAAGAAGCCAGTGACGGCATCAGTTCGGATCAGAGAAGAGACATACGCCAGACTGGCCGCAGACGGCGTCCAGAACGGCGTCAAGAGCATCGACGTGGTTGAGGCCATGGCCGTGCTGTGGTTTGAACTGACGCCCACCGAGCGCGCCATGCGGCTTGGCAGCAGGCCGGCAGTGCAATCCCAGACAGAGGACGCAGGCGGTCGCAAGGTGGGCGCTTACCTCGCATCATCCTGAAGACGTACCGACCCCTTGCGAGGTCGGGCAATCGGTGTTTGGGTCAGGCATCCGGTCGTTGCACCCTGCCTGCCATGACGAGTCCGGCGCGCCGGACAAACTCTGTGGTAGTGCGTCGTCGCCGGCCACAGCGTCATGGTGATCTCGCTACCGCTCCGCGAGTGGGAAGTCGCATTGCACCGGAGTGCAGGCCGCATGCGACAGCGGGAGTACTGGAATAAAAATCCGCACGGCGCGCGGATGGCTCAACGCGCCGTGCGGTCTACTGGGGACTGCCTGAACATCATAGCGACATCATCAGGAAGGTCAAGCGACTCTGTCGCCGGACATGCATAAATTTCGATATCGCAGGAATCTTCGGTGTTCTTGGCCTGCGTGACCCACAGATCAAGCGATCGCGGATCGTCATCCATCAGGATGGACAAGCCGCGCTTCGACCGACCCTTCGGTGCCTTCATCGCATCAACAAGCAACTTGCATCCACCATACAGGTTGTCGGTGTCCAGTTTGCGCTGGCGCTTACCGTACTTCCTGACGATTGCCATTGCCACCGGAACGTGATATTGCGGAATTGGCCTGCCATAGACAGCGATCAAACTCATGGCTCGGTCCTTCTCCTTGGACTGCATGAACCACTTCATGCGCAGCAACTTGTTCGGTGAGATCAGATCGTAGCCCGGGATCGTGCATTTCCATGTCGGCATGATTCGGCCTTGATGTAATCGAGTGCGTCTTCCTTGCGCAACTGACCGCCACAATACCAAGCCCGGACATCCTTGTGGCCGTCCGGCGGCGACATCACCAACACCTTGCCGACAATTGATCGAAGTGAGTGAGCAAGACGCTCGGCGCCGTCCATGCCTGGGCCGTCTCTATCCGCCATGATTGCGACCGCGTTGCGGCCGGCAACGAACTCACAAATCAAATCGGTTGCTCCCATGCACGACGGACGGCCAATGGCATTGAACCCAAGATCAAGCATCGCTGCGGTATCGGTCGGACCCTCACAGATGAACACTACCTTGTGTTCGTCAAGCCCGCGAGGAATGAACAAGCCCTGCTTGCTGCCCTTGATGGCCCACTTGCGACCATCCTTGCCGCGCATGCGGATGCCTACGAGCCGGCGCTCGTGGCGGAACATAGGAAACGTATTCGCTGATTGTGATGCACACCATCCCATGCCAAGCCGGCGCAGGCTTCCATGGCTTACGCCAAGGCGCTCATCAGCATCGACTTGCTGCTCTTCATCACATGCGATGTAGAACTTGCGAGCCATGGTTGCCATGACTTCGTTGTGTTCAGGCAACTCCTTCTTTGCGGGAGTCCATTGCTCCTTCGACCACTCGGTGTCCTTGAGGACGTGGAGATATCCGCTGCCTTCAATGAAGTGCTTGTTCTCGGTTCGTGGGCAAATACAGGCTGATCCGTCAGCCGACAACAAACACCAGTCGGGCTTGCCACACACAGGGCATGGCTTTGCCCGTGTCACTCGGTTCCATGTTGACATTGCAGTCCCTTCTGTCAGGCAAGCACATCAAAGTACTTGTTCATCACGTCGCCAAGATCGTCATCCTCTGCATCAAAGAACTCGACAAGGTCGGACGCGAACTGCATGCCGATGTCGTCAGAACTTTCGTCGCGTCGAACAAGCGAAATCGATTCAATGAGTGATGCGTTGATGCGGCTGTTCTTGGTTCCCCACAGCATGCGCGCAGTCACTGCGCAGACATCAACCTCCCAGGCAGGCATGGGGATCTTGCGGCGCTTGATCTGACTCACTGCAATCAATACGCATGTCTTAGACTTCAACTCGACTGCGCGCTTGAATGTTGAGATCAAGGTGAAATCAATGTCATCGAGTGGGACAATCCGAAATCTTGGCTTGGCAAATCGAGTGTTCATCATGCGCTCGCTTTCTTCCATCCGTTGGACTTGAGTTCGTCAATGATCCGTGACGCTTCGCGGAAACTCACATTCGTTCCATAGCCATACTTGCGCAACAGACTCGCCTGCTTGTATGAGCAGCGACCAGACTTGATCCGGCGAAGGATCTCGTTGTACAGGGCACGGCAATGCGCGACAGGCAATCCCGTGATGTCAATGCCGTTGCGTGCAAGCATGGCCTGCTGTGCGTGCGACATTGGTGCGGTGTTCTTGGCGGCATGGGCAATACGTTCTGGGCCGATGTTGAGAATGCCGAATGCATCGACACTCTTGGTCGCATAGTCAACGCGCGCAGTGACTACGTTGCGCTTCTTCTGCAACGCTTCTTCACGACGCTTGGCAAGCACTTCTTCTGCGGCCTTCTCCAGTTCCGCAATCACGTCGGCCGGCTTGCCAGCCTCGGCAATGCGCTTCTTGGCCTCCGCAATCATGTCATCGTCGTACTTCCCGCCAAGGATGTCCGCCGCCGTGACCAGTTTGTGCCGACCACTGTTGCCAGTGAAATCGATCACAAGCATGCGCGGCTTCTTGCTTGCCGCAATCGCAGCCCGCCGTGCCGATCCGTCAGACAGACCATCTACCACGTTTGGAAGGACACGGGTGCCACGTCCGACCATCTGCGTGTATAGGGCGCGCGACTTGGTTGGCCGCGCAATGACGACGACTTCAATTCCCGGGCAATCAAATCCCTCAACAGCAACACCGCAGTTGCAAAGCACTTGAATCTTCCCGTCGGCGTATGCCTGAAGGATCCGGCGTCGCTCATCCTTGAACGTCCCGCCATGCACAACTGCCGCAGTCACGCCATGGCGGTTGAAGATCTCGGCCATGCGCTCCGCATGCGCAACGCTTGACGCAAACACAAGTGTCTTGCGCTTGCCCGCAATCTCAATGGTTGGGCTTACGACGCCATGCAGAACCTTCTCCTGTTGCATGATCGTTGCCAGTTCACCCTGGTTCAAATCGCCGGCGATGGTCTTGACGTGGCTGAAATCGAGATCCTTGACGATGACTTGCTGTGTTTCAATTGGCACAAGCCATCCATCACTCATTGCGGTGAGGATCTCGTACTGGAACGCAACCGAATCGAACACCATGCCAAGCGCGGCCTTGTCGGCTCGGTCGGGAGTCGCCGTGAACCCAACGGTTCGCAGCCGTTGATTGCGCGAGAAGTGCGCAATGATCCGCCGATATGAATCGGCGGTTGCATGGTGAGCCTCGTCGATCACGAGCATGTCGAACTCATCCGGGTTGAACTTCATCATGCGGTGAACGTCGCCCCATGGAGCGCACAGGGTTTGCACACTCGCCACAACCACAGGCGCCTTGTACATCCGGCCTGCCTTGTACTCCGCCATCTCAATATCCGGCGACATCCCAGTAACCGACCGGATCTTGTCAGCCGCTTGCTGTACCAACTCTTCGCGGTGCGCAATCACCATGACCCGTGAGACGGCCTGCTTGGCGATATGGGCAAAGCACACGGTCTTGCCAGTTCCGGTTGGCATGACCACCAATGCTGACTTCTTCCCGGTCAGGGCGGATTGCACTCCCTTCACTGCGTCATGTTGGTATGGTCGAAGATTCACTTGCCGTCCTCCTGTGGAAAGCAATTCCATCCCCGCACCGTTGCGGTGTCGCGTGGCGTATTGCCCGTGTCCAATCCCTGCCACACACACACCTCCCGCCTCGCCTCGTCTCGCTCGGCGGTGAGGCGGTCAAGTTCGGCCACAATCTCTAGCAATTCACGCTTGAGGTACATGCCGTACTCGCCTGCGGGGAGCATGCCATTGGCCTTCTGTGCCAGTTTGTCTCGCCACGTCATTGCTTCAGATCCTCCGGTGCAGATGCGTACAGACCCTTGCACATCCAACCATGGCCTTGGCAATGCTTGCAGCCCTCTCCTTCGCAGTACACGCAGACGCAATGCGGCTTGGCCCACGTCAGGGCATTGAAGACGTTCTTGAGGTCAACAATGATCTGCGCAGTCGTCACAAACGCGCCGGCCGGCTTCTCGGCAAGTTCCTCGATTGCGTTGCGCGCTTCACGAAGCATGGCAACGATGCGGTCAAACTCCTCGCCAGACGGGACAATGGATGGTGTTGGTGCCTGGTCCGGCGCGCCGGACTCCTTCTCGCCCTCTTCGGGCTCTTCCTTCGGGGTTGCCTCGCCACCACGCAGCAGTGCCGCCGCCTTCTTCACGTCATCCCGGGTCGGCTTCTCCGGTTGCGCAGACTCGACAGCAGACTGCCATGCCGTGAGACGCTTGGCGCCTTCAAGTGGGTGCAGATACCGGGCCATGCTCGCGTCGGTGATTGGCGCGTCTTCAAGCACGTCCGCAGCCTTGAGCATCTCGTAGGCCCATGACTTCTTCCAACCAAGGGCTTCCGACATGCAGTGCTCAAACGATTCGTAGTTCAATTCCCACAGGCGCTGTCTGTGAATCGTCTTGGTGGCAATCGCCATGACTTGCCAACGTGACACCACTTCCTGCTCGGCAATCCGAATCACGTCCAGTTGCTGATCAAGCGCAGACTGCTGCGTAATTCCAACGTGCGGGACAACGTCGATGATTTCCTTCTTCTTGCGTGGCATCAGAATTCCAGTTCTTCAGTGGTTGCGGGTGCGACTTCAACGACCGGCGTAGCAATGTCCTTGCGCGTCGTGCGCTTGACAACGGCCGGCTTGGACTCGGGAACAGGGACGGCTTCCTTGGTGTCGAGGATGTCAATGGTGTGCCCCTCTTCGATCCGGGTGCGCACCCACGTCTCGGCCCACCGCACCTTATCATCATCCACGGTCCCATCGGTCGGCAGCGACAACGCCGCGAGGATACGCATGCCATGGGGAATTGCGTCCTTCATTCCGCATCCGGTCCACTCGGACACCGCTGCGAGGAACGACTGCTTGGCCGACCCCTTCTTGCTCTTCGGCTGCTCAATCACCGGGCGCACGGTCTGCACTTCCTTGACCGGACCCGCTGAATCGTCCGTGATCTCCATCTCGCCATGGGCTTCGACGTAGACAGGCGCTGAACCCAGGGCATCAGGGCAGTGCTGCTTGTACCCCGTGCTGATGCAGCGGGCAAAGAGCATGGCGCGTGGGTACTTCTGCCAGTTGTCGCCGCCAGTCAGGCGAGCGCGCTTGGCATCCTCCATGGTGTACGAGGTGGTGCCGATCTGCTCCATCTTGCCGTCCATGGTGCGTCCATAGAACACAATGGTGCAGTCTTCATCGGTGCATTCGGCGCGGTAGTCGTACTTGCCTGCGCGCTTGATGGCTGCTGCCATCAGGTTCGATGCAAGCACGGCCTTGCCCTTGATGATGTGGAGTCCGGTCATGGCGTCGTAGTCGCTCAAGCCAAGCCCACGACCAATGATGATCTTGGCGCAGGCAGCGGCCTCGGACTGGATGTCAGGGAA